AAGAAAGTACGCAGCGTTTGACCGAATGTGATCTTTTCGACTGGCGGCAAGCATGAGTTGATGCTGGCCGAATCATCCGAAGGCTGGACCGGCGTCCAGGTGTCTTCGGAGCTGGCTGGAAGCGCACGCTCCCAGGTGAGGTTACTGATTACGTAGCCCATTCCCGTTGGGAATTCCTTCTTGGGAACGAGGCCGATGACGGGGTTACGTCGAACAACGCGCTTATTGATCTCGCCGTTGATACGTCCGGTCTCTTGGACCAGGATGTTGTTAACCGCCGCACACGCTAGGCTGACTGGCGTGGCCATTGTAGAAAGCTCTCCGAGTGAGGTATGAGAAAAAACAGTCCGACTCTTCTTCCCCACACACGTGGGGTGGTCGCTCTTGCTTTGGTCTCCTCGGAGAGTGAACCGGGAGTGGGGGTTTAACACTCTGGGCTCGCCAGACGAACTCGGGCCGGAAGGGCTTAACGTCTAGTTCGGACTATTAATAGGAACTGGCAGCTTTTGTCAAGCACCGGATTCTTTTCGGAACCGGTCAACCAGCTCTTTTACGAAGTCGCCGGTCGCGCTCTTTGGCGGCAACTGAGCCGTGTCACCGCCTCGATCGGTCACGGTTGGGCTGAGCCCGCGCATCCGCTCAATTTGGGCGGTCAGCTCCTGGATTCTTTTCATGGCTGCCGGGACAATCACTCGGTGGTAGACGACCGCTGCCGGAGCCAGGATCGCTACTTCAGCCAGGGTTTTCTTATCGACCTCGCCGTTGAAAATTTTCCTAGCGGCTTGTTTCAGGTGCGGAATCGATTCGTTCCATTGCTGGTTGCCTTCGATCGGTTGATAGGGATCGATCTTCGGTGCCAGGGTGGTCATGGCGTCCTCGAACATCGCGGTCGATTCGCGCACAAACTGCGCTTTGCGCCCCTCCTCTTCGAGCTGGAGCTTGCGCACGTGGTCTTGATAACTCTGCCGGCCATTGGCCAGGATGGAATTCCTTTGGTCCTCAACCTCGTCCCAGCGCTCCAATAGATCGACCACCTGTTGTCTGCGGTAGGCGCTTAAAGTATGGGTTTCCAAGACTTCCTCGCGCGCGGCTAAATCGCCGTTGATCATCTTATTAACGTCGTGAGGAGTCAGGGAAGTGCCCTCGACCATTTTGCCGAGCCGGGAACGAATGCTCTCCTGTTGGTCAAGGATCTTCTCTTTGAACATGGGTGAGCGTTCAACTGCGGTTTGTTCCAAGGTCTTGTGCGCCCCTGCCAGTTCGTCCCTAAGCTTTTTTACTTCATCCTGGTCGGTCGTGAGTGCTTCCCTTTGGGTTTCGATCTCGTGGCTAAGTTCTTTGATCCGCTTCTCGCGCGCTTCAATCTGGGCAACGGCTTTGACCTCGAAGTTCTTCCAGTTGCGCCTGCCTCTATCAGAAAGGTTCTGCGGAGCCTCTGGAAGCCCGTAGCGGCCTTCGGACCCATCGTCGGCCTTAACATCCTCTGACTTTGGCTCGGCGCGGCCTGGCGGCTTCTCAGCAGGTTTAGCGGGCTCTGCTGGCGGTACCGGTGGCGGTTCCTCGGTAACGGACTTCTGGAAACTTTTTACTATGTCCGCCATGAAGGTTTCCGGCTTACTCGGGCTCACCTCAATCTTTGGCTCTGGCGTTGGCTGGAGCGTGGGCGGCGGCGCTGGCTCAGTCGCTGGCGGCGGCGTCGTGCCAGGCGGCGGTTCAGCTACTACGGTTGCGGACGCGGTTTGGCTGCCGCGATTGGTGTATTCACCCAGACTGTCGAGGCTCATGATCTGTCTCCTGTGATTCAAACGTAGATTCAATTTCGGGGCCGACAACTAATGGAGTGGCCAGTTTTTCCAGGTCATCGATCGCCTTATGGTAGCCGTGAAACTGGGAAAGACTTCGTGCGCTGGCTAAAGAATCCAGCGTTGGCGGAACGTCAGCCGGGCGGCCATGATCGCGTAAGATCCTAAGCGCAAAGAGTCCAGCATCGGAACGAAGGAAATCGGCCAGCGCAGCTCGCAGATCTGCGTAGCCTTCCCCTCGCCGAAAGTCCTCCATCGTAATCATGCAAACGGTACCTCCTCAGCTCCAAGCTCCGGTTCACCCATACCAGGCGCGGCTGGTTGAATCGGGGAAGTCGCGATGTTGGCCGCTCCAACCTGCTGCTGCAGCTTCTGGCGCTCGGTTGCAATCTTGGCGCTCGCTTTCTGCTGGTTAGTCGAAATAGTCGACATTGCTTTGATGTTCTGGTTTTTGATCTTAGCCGCCGCCATTGCCCGGTCGATAGCGATCTCGCTTTGGGCCTGCTGCAGTTTGATCTGATCTTTGGTCTGGGCGGTTTGTTGGGCGCTCTGGACGCTTCCGATATGCTGTTGGCCTTGCTCAACAATGGCGTCGATCTGCTGCATGTTGTTCTTGACCCCGCCGAGCCGTTTCTGGAGCGCTTCTAGCTCGTTCTGGTGCATCCGGTCCTGGCCCATCAGATCGATGTGAGCTTGAGTGTGCGGCATACAAATCTCAACATATTGTTGGAGCGTCATCAGGGCGCTGATCGCACTCTCTATCGGGCTAGTCTGGTAGAGAGAATCAGCCATCGAGATCATCCGCTCCATCGATTGCAAGTGCACGTCGGCGTGGATCGGGTGTTTCTGGCCTTCGGCAATCATCACGTGTTGTCCGGCGTGCATTACGCCATCCTCTACGTTAGCTTCCCACTGGTCATGAGTTGGGAAGTTTTGCTCTGGCATGTAGCGGTCAACGTTCTCGGGCCCGGTGATCGAGATTACCTGGTCCCGTACCCAGTTATAGCGACCGCCTTCCGGGAGCATCCCAACGTAGGGCATCATCGCTTGAGCCTGGATCTGGCGCATCTGCGGACTTCCGTACCCTGCAGTGCGGGTAGCGCGGACGTACTTGGTATTGCGCAAGGCAAGCATCGAGACGCCACGGTCAGCACACTTCTTTTGGAATTTTTGAGCAGCCTTGTCGGGCGTGTTCGGATCGCTCGCCCGCTTGTACATCTGCTGGTAAAGCATGTCGAGGTCCAGGAAGTGCAGGACCATCTGCCCTTCGGAGAGCTGGGTTGTGGTCACGATATCCTGTTGAACCTGAGTGGCGGTGGGACGTGTGATGTTGTTGCCGTAACCGACTCCGGGTCGGCGGAAGGTGCCAAGGTTCGCGTTCAGGTGATAGGTAAATTCACGATCCACCTGCATCGCATCCGAGAGAAAACCGACCACTCGGTTTTGGACCAGCTCAACATCCGGTGGCAAAATGTTCACGGGCCCCAGTTGCAAGAGCTGCAGCTCATCCCGAGCCTTGCTAGTGGATGGCTTGAGGTTGATCGCGGTACCGGCCATTGCCATATCAAAGAGATGGTTTTTGAGCCGGTTAGTTACCTCTACATGCTGGTACTGCAACCGGCCAAGGCCGCGAATGGAATGGTAGTCGCCGTTACCGATGTCGTTTCTAAAGAGGGTCAAGATTTGCTCGAAGGAATCGAACCGATCGATACGTTCAAATAGAAAGTCGGAGATGAGCCTGTTCTCACTCAGAATGAAATGACTGATCCGGCCAGAGTATTCTCGGATGAAGTAGTGGTAGACCATCATCGACTCCGCGGCGACGAAGCTCATGTAAATGTCGTTGTTCTTAAACGCCTCCTGCCATGCTTCCCAATTGCGCCCATCCCAGGTAAGCCGACCGTTAAAGATGTCACGACTGGCGTACTTTACTGCGAGACGGGTCTCCTCGATGTTCCAGCCTATCTTCTCAGCCTCCTCGGCATTTTCTGGCCGCACTTTGTCCCAGAGTTCACTGGCCGACATTTCAGTCCGAATCGCGCAGTAAGGCCACCGGGTGATGGTAGCGGGCGAGTGCTCTGGTACGAGAAGATCCCGATGACGAAGCGCCTGGAACCGCCAATCGTACGGATCTGGGAGCATTACTGGCCCTATACCGAACTTGAGCATTTCCTGTTGTGCCTTCTGCATCTGGAAGGAGAAGTCCGGCCACTCCTTGATCATGTTGGTGAACTCTTCGGTGATTATCTTACTGAACAACTCAACATCACCCTCCATCGTGCGGATCTCGGCAAAGTAGGGAACCCCGGCAATCAAGGCGAAATACGGACTCTTGACGTTCTGCAGGTTTGCGTAACCCTCCATGAAATTGAGGTTACTTCGCCAGCCCTGGCCCAGGGATTTCAGCTTATTGGGATCATACGGAACGTTCCCGTCGAGCATCCCTTGAACCTTCGCGCGCTCACGTGCCCGCAGTCGGTCGTTGTCCAGTAAACGAACACAGACCTCGCGCGCGCTATAGGCGTCGCCCACTCGGGTGGTGGGGATGTAGAGCCGAGCCGGTCGGTCTCCATTCTGACCGGGCAACTCGATGGTTTCGAGCAGAGAATCTTCAACCGCCATGGACTACCTCTCCTTTCTTGAGTTCGATTAATTCCTCTTTTTTCCAGCAAAACTCAGGAAAGAGCGGAATCATTTCGTCAGGTGTACCTTCGGCCAGGACCTCAACCGGAAAATGAACTTGGGCTTGGTTGGAACATTTACAGACGGCGCACTGCTTGAGCATCGCATCGAGACTGGTGCGGCTTCCGCCGACTGCGCGGTAGATCATATTTACGACGCCTTGGCAGGCGTGGCAGCCGCTGGCCAGGTTGACGTTGTAGTAGCAGCCGATGCAGATCCTTGCCCTCTTCTCGGCTAGCTCTTGGCTTACGTGCGGGCGGCCTTGTGACGCCCAGTCGATCATGACCGCCATCCCACGTTCCAGATCCTCCCAGCCGACCCGAGTCGTCACTCCAATCGAGCGTTTGCCTGGCTCGATCTCTTTACAGAAGCCGGGCGGCAAAGTCTTGCAGAGCTGATCCTCGACCTCCTCTTTCCATAACGGGCCGAGCGGAATGTTATTAACCTTACGGTGTTTCTCGACCTGGACGAATAGATCCCAGTAGTCGCCACCGCGAATTGTCATCCGCGTTTCCGGTTGGAAATAGCGCATACCATCAGGAGGAATGGTGTGCTGATCAATGAGTTTCTGCATTGGCGTAAGCGAAACTGTTATCGTCTGCTATCATCGAATCATACTCGGCTTGCGCTTCCTTGAGCCAGTCCGAATCTTCTCCGCGCATGATGTGACCGGCAATGGCTCCGAGTCTGCGCGCCAGTTCCACGCAGAAAGCAACCGCGTCGCCGTAGTCCGGGCTTTTGTTGTAGTGGGTCCGCAGCTCGTCTTTGGTCTCGACCCGGACCTTTTTATTGGCAATCTCCCACTTGCGCACGCAAAGCTCTCTAACCGCTTGCTCCGGCATGTTGCGCAGAGAGTCGTTGACGGCAAATTCGCGCACGGCAAACATCAGCTCGCTTACTACCCGGTCGTACTCTTCGTTGCAGGGCTTCGGGTTAGCCGCAGACACTGGCCGCTCACTGACCTTCCCCGCTTCCTCGATTCCGACTACTGGACCCCATTCCCTCCGAAAGATTGAGAGTAAGCCTCCGCCTTCGCCACTGCTCCCGAGAGCAAAATGGTCAGGCGGAATGTTGAGAGCCTTACAGCGCTCCACGCACTGTTGCATGATCTGGTAGTGGACCTCCATCTCGTCCCGGACGGAAATTTGCAGTTCGACCGGCACGCCAAACTCGATCTGCCAGGTGTACTGGCCTTCGACCGGCGTCGGCAAGCGACCGAAGCGGAAGGGAAGAAAGACTTTCCGGTCACCGCCCTCATAGGATGGGTCGAGTGCCGCTCCTTGTGTAAAGCTCGTGTACCAGGTGGCCGGTTCAGTGACGTGTTTATTGCGGACAATAACCTCGTCTAAGACGGTTCGGGTGAAACCGACTGGCGGCCAAAAGCCGATTGACTGCGACCAGAAGCGCGGATCATCAGGGGTCTTATAGTAATCCAGCGCCGCGTTGATCTGCTCCTGGTTAATAAGGAATGGGAATTTTTTCCCTCCCTCTGGTTCGACAATCGCCGGGCTGCGTCGGCCATCGAAGAACACGCATAGGCCCCGTCCATGACTCGGACCACCGCGAGTCTGCCATTCCTCATCCTTATCACAATCAACCGAGAGCCAGCCGTTGATAGGCTCACTGAATCGTCCGTGAGGATCTTCCCTGGATTCTGCGTTACCCAGCAAGAGGCATTTGAATTCCGGGTTTTTAGCAAGATTGTCGCACGCCCTAAAAATTGCTTCGCGCGTACCTTGAGCCTCGTCCACAACCAGTAGCACTCGTTCATTGTGGTAACCGATCAAATTATGCATCGCCTCCTCGATCGGGCCGTCCTCGATCGCCAGGCCATAGATGCCGTTCTTCATGTCGCCCTCGCGCCAGCGGATCATGTACTGGCTGTAAAGCGGCTCGCCGACGTAGCCGAAGTTCTCGTCAATTTTAGAATGATAATCCTGGACGTAATACCACAGACGCCGAGCTAACGCGCTGCGAGTGGTAGAAGCCATGATGACACTGGTTGCGTTGGGTTTTTCCAACCAGTAAACCAGGGCGAACAGACTCGCGTTAGAGCTTTTGGCGCTGGCTGCCGGGCCGGTCCAGGTAATCCAGTCGTAGCTGCAGAAAGAGCGCAGGGCTCGGTCGATCCACGAATGCCAGACTAGATCCTGCGGCTGTTTCCAGAGCAGCTCGATGATGCGTTTGCGGTGGTAATAACGACCGCTAGCTACGCCACGCCGCGCGCACCAGAAATGCTTGGACAGCTCGCTCCAATGCGCGGGGAATTTGAGCCCTTTAAAGCATTCATGCTCGGCCATGACTGCGCGCCAAATGTTTCGGTTCCCGTGATTGCCGTCCTCGACCGAACTCGGCCAGGAGATATTGACCATCACGCAAAAATTCCATGAGTTTGATCCGGTCCTTTTCGGTCTTGATGACGTCCCTAATTAGCTGCAGGACGCTCTCAACGGTGTGAGCACCCGGCAGTATCGCGACGGAACCTGGCACCTCCTCGGTGCCGAATACTTTGCGAATCACTTTGCTCGCTTCGGGCTCCTCGACTTGTCCCTCGCGTTGACTGCGCATGAGTTTAATCAGCGCGCCAAACTTGTCGGTGTGAAAGATGTTGGCAGCCGGGTCGATTTCCTTTTTGTATTCCTCTACGGTGGTAATCGGACCGTGCTGCCAAGCGTGCTGCAGAAGCTTAGTCGCGTGCATCTTCGGGATGGTGTCCGGCGCTGCCCACACGTCCCAGGCAGAATCCCTGGCCTGCAAGAGCTTCGGAGCCAACTGGGCCGAGTTAGGCGGGTAGATCGCAATCCCGGTCATGTGCGCTGGGCAAAGCCCTGGCGTATCCGGCATGAAGCCGCCCATGAACGGTTTACCGCAAGTTCGGTATTCTTCCTCCCAGGCATCGATCCAATGCGGTTTAAGCGGGATCGCGTCAGCCTCCATCCAGAAAACCGGCTCGGTGATTTTCCGCAGGGCCATCCACCAGATAATCTGCTGGAAGCTTGCGTTTGGGCCTTGTGGCCAGCTTGAGATTTTGTGGCGATCGGTAAGCCGCAACACCTTCTTCCAAGCCTTGATGCTCTCCGGCAGCACTACGCTCTCCGGTACCAGAAGGACCAGCTCATGATTCTCGACCCCGCCCAGTTGGGCGACCCAATCTAACCAGAGAGCGGCTAGCTGGAGCTGGTTGAACGGTCCCGGCTGAATATGGCCCGGAATGCCCTTGTCCATATTGACGAACGAGGGCACTTCGCTAAAGGCAAGCGCAACTCTCACTTCTTCCTATTCCTTGCCTGTCTTTGCCGGTCGATGCGCGGATCAGCTCCCTTGATCCTGCCTTTGTTGGCGCTGGCGTAAAAGACCCGCTCACCCTTGTTCGAGCCATACTCCTTCTTCATCGCGGTCATGATTTTCTTACCTTTTTTGGTAAGCGGCATAAAGGACCTCTCTCTAGGTCAGCGCGGTGAGCGGAATCTCTGACTGGCCGTCAGTGAACAGGTTGAAAACCTGGCTGGTCTTGTTCGGAAACTTAGGCGTGTTGACCGTCATGCTCTTGTTGGGCTGAACACTGGCTATCGTTCCGGCATAGTTCAGTAGTGAGATCATGTCTTTGAACGCGACCACTGCGCCAACGGCTAGTTTGTTAGCATCTTGAACTCTCATTGTAGTTAACTCTTTCCGATTGACGGGTATTTCCTGTGCACCGCCGCGCGAACCCTTTTCTTTTCCGCTGGACTACCATGCTGGCTCACTCTTGCGAGCGCGTTGCGAGCGTGACTTTTATCCTGGATCGGGTACCCGTCCTTACCCGGCAGGGCAAAGCTCTTCTTCGGTAATCTTTTGCGTGCGGCTGCTGTTAGTTTGGCCATCTAGCCTCCTTATTTTTTGCGACGCATTTCCTTGGCTCTCCTCGCCTCGGCCGTGCGTTCTTTGCGCGGCTCCTTGCGCTCTTCGCGCTTAGAGCCTTCTTTGGGTCGTCTGGCTGCCATTTGTTACTTTCGTATGGTGATGCTCCGAATCGCGTGTTGGGGGCTGGAACCGCCGAAGGCAACGCGCGTCGGGGCTGGGGTTGTGATTTGTGTGAAGAGCGCATTGCCCGCTCCGAATGCGCCGAGCACTGGATCGAGGGTAATACGGTTGATCTCTTCGTCCGACTTGAAGCTGGGCGCTCTTGGCGGCGGGATCTCGCTCATTTTTCAAGCTCCCGTCTCCCGCGAGAGATGTGACCTTTGAACTCACTTGTGCTCATCGGTTCGACATCGGTCCGGGTGTTAGCTCCACGCATCGCCTTCGCATCATGCGGCACGGGGGTAGCCGTGTGACTTAACCGGGGCCACGCTCCGCCTCCTCTGGAGGAGGCAACGCCCTGTACTTTTCCTTTACCTTTCATTTTTGAAGAGCCCCGATAGTTTGGGGGGCCTCGGGGCCAGGGCCGGATTTTTTCGTGATTTGTGCTATCAAGCCAAGAAGCTTTAAGGCTTTAGACCGGCTGGACCTGCGGTGGCTGCGGCGGCTGTGGCTTGTCGCCTGGAAAATATCCCCAGCCATAGCCTGGATCAGAATGATATCCCCAACCTCCAGTAACCGGTGGGGGTTTATTTCCCTCTGGCGGCGGTTGGGTCGGTGGTGGCTCTGGGATGACTATCGGGTGCGATGGTTGTCCAGGCCCTGGCCAGATCCCGACATTCGGTGGCCAGACTCCTGGCGGCGCACCTCCTGGGGCGATCGGGTGAGCTGGGTATCCAGGCCCTGGCCAGATTCCAGGAGGGGGACCGCCCGGCGCAATCGGATGGGCTGGATAGCCCGGTCCTGGCCAGACCTCTGGCGGTGGGCCTCCTGGGGCAATTGGGTGAGCCGGGTATCCAGGCCCCGGCCAGATTCCAACATTGGGCGGCCAGACTCCTGGCGGCTGAGTGGGCGGCACAATCGGTCCACCCGATACTTCGGGCAGATAAATTTTGCCCACGAAAACGGCATCGAGCATTGGCATTCGGTTTGGTTTTTCCTTATTTTTTGGTTTTTGGGACGAGGAAAGTGAAGGTCGAGCGACCTCCGCTAGCGCGGCAGCTTAATAGGTTTTGACAGGTTTTGTCAAACTAGCCATTGGGGAATTTAACAAACACGATCAAGGCAGTGTCGCTAAATCGGTTCCATTCTTTGTCAGCAAACCGATCGTCATCACAGGAAAGGAAGGTCGGTTTATCCCGGTTGAAGCGGTATTTGAGCGCGGCGTCGATCAGTCCTTTGATCGTGGGGGAAGCGTCGACCAGGCCGAGATTATCAAAGAGGACCCAGGCGTCGCGCTGGATTCTTTGCAGGCGCTGCCGGTCGGGATCGAGCACGAGTTCCTCGAACGAATAGATGGCCGGTCTTCGCCTGGTGTCGTGAAAGATCTGTTGGCAGAGCGCATACAAAGTCCGGCTCTTGGCGCTGCCTTCCGGCCCGGCGATAACCAGATGGATCTTCCTTTTCCTTTGCGCCTGCGCCCAAAGGTGGTCGATTAATCGGAGTTCCTCTGGAACCATGCACTGATCGTAGCGGTCAAACCGGGTGAGAAATTTCTTCTCATCTTCGTGCTCATCCGAAGTCTTGAATAACGGGGATCCCTGGCGCATCCGGGTGTCCATCTCTTCTGCGCATTCGCAGTGAACAGTTACGATCCTAACCCACTTAGAATGAAAGGCGTCCCATTGGGCCTTGGCTAAGAATGATTTACCGCACCAGCGGCAAGTGGTTTGTTCGTCGGGGGGACGTTTCCCTTTGGGGATCGGATTAAAGCCAGCTTCTTCGAGTAACTCCCCTATAAGTTTTGGTTCGGCCATAGGCCCTCCTGTTTGAGCTTTTGCGCCACCTCGCTGGTCTCGGCGATCTTGTTATGGCGCGTCCAATCGATCTTGGAATGGTGGTGACCATTTAGACGTTTCTGTTTCTGGCTGGGGAGATACCCGGCGCACTCCCAGGCAATAATCTGCTTTTTCCAATCTTGCACCGGTCGCGCACCGATTTTGAATCCGTTAGCTTGCCAATGATTCCACATGTAGCTCCCGTCTGATTCTGATAGCCCGCGCTGCAGGCAATAACCGACAACTTCGAGTTCGCAAGTCGGCTGAGATTTTGACACCTCGCCCTCTCTCTAAAAGCGTGTTCTCAAGCGGAAATGGGGCAGGTTGGTGCGCAATACGTGGTGACCCCATCCCCGCTCGAAAACACTGGGTTAACTTAGAAGTAGATACGAAATTGCGCGCCTAATTACCACCAACCTTCTCGTTGTCAGTTTTTCGCAAAATCTGCCATCTAGTCAATATTTTTGGAGCAGATAATTGGGCTCCCGGCTGACCACCTTGTACCCTCCCCTGGTGGCGACCTGTTCAGCCACTTTCACGACGTCCGGGTACTCGGTATCCTTGCCGGAATCGTCAAAAAGAATGAAGCCGCCGCGAGGTAGCCAGGTGTCGGCGTTAAGAAAATCTCGCAGGACAAAAGAGCTTCTATGGTCTCCGTCGATGTAGCAAAAGCCGATCGGGCCGCCGAGAGTGGCCGGGTAACCAAAAATGTCAGGCAACGTCTCGTTCATGCTCCATTTGGCGAAGAACCTGTCGGAGGAGAGATCGAAGCTGTGCGGCAGGTCCGGCTGACAAAAAGCGCTCACGTTGCGCTGGAACGAGGTGCGGATGAAATTCTTGTAATCGACGTGCTTCATGAATTTGGAACCGAAGAAAGGCTGATCATCGGGCAGCCACAATAGCGACTCAAAGATCCAGGGATCGCACGTAAAGAAAGGGCCCACCACCTGGTACTTGTCCTTGAGGTGACTGATCACGCAGGCCGAGAGCCCGCAAAATGAACCGATCTCAACGATCGAGGTTCGCTTGGGCATTTCGCGCAACGCCAAGCCCATCGCGTCGATATTGCCTTCGACTAACCAACCGGGCACGGTAATCGTGACCCAGGCTAGGTAATCGGTTCCGGTAGACTCATGCCTTTCCATGAGCATCCGAGTTACTCCGGGATTTCGGCCTCGCTCGATCCATCGTCGTTGACCCGTCCGCTGGCTCCTCTGCCGCATCCCCAATCCTCCACATACTCGGTCATCATTCCGCGAACGAGATGATAATTGCCTTTGCGCACGTGCAACAGATAAGCGCCATCACGATCTTCCATTGACAACACGATGGCGGCGGCGTTGCCGTACTCTTCCAATTCCCCGGCCATGCGTTTCATGCGCTCCATTAGCCGCTTGGTCTCTTCGTCATCTAGCACTTTGCCGATCATAGGAAAGGTGAATCCTCCTCAGAAATCGGTTTTCGGTTCGGTCTCTGGATAGATAACTTCGACGCGGGTCCCAATTTCGTTCCTTTTGGAAACCTTGACCTGCGTAATTGTGAAATCAGTTTCCGTCGCGCGATCCCCTCGGATAAGTTTTGAATAGCGGAGTTGATCAATAAGGAATTTGCAGGCGGCTTTGAGGTTGTCGACCTCATCGTAGAGCTGGATCGTATAAACTGTAATGCGCACAAGAGGGCGCGTTCGGCTTTGCGTTTCTCCGCTATCGCCGCGTGTTTGTTCACCCACATGCGACTCAAGATAGAGTTGTAGCTGGGAGGGCGATACGCCGGTAGCCATAAGACAAGCCTCATCGCTTTTTGCAAATTACTGTCAGAATCTATAAAAAAGGCAACTGCGCTTCCACTTGGTCCGGCTCTTCGTTGGCTTTCCCGTTGCCCTCTGGGATGGCTGGGATGTAAACCAGCTTGTCGCGGGTGCGTTGCCTCTCGATCGCGTCACCCATGACTTTCTCAAACTCCAGCGTGGCCGAGATACCTTTCAAGCCTTTGCGCTTCTTAAAGATCTTCTCAAGCTCGGTGATCGCGGTCGAACAAGAGGAAAGGAACTCCTCGGCGGTTACTCCCTCCTTGTGCAGGCGCTCAAAAGCTTTCGCCAGGTCAATCACTTTGCGCCGTGGATCACCTGGATCGATCCGCCATTCCGGAAAAAGCTCCGGCGCTTCCCGAACCCGTTTTTCCAGCCACGCTTCCAGCCGCGCGATTACTTTCTTGGCGATGTTGAGCCTGGGGCCCAGCTCGCGCAGGAACCCGTCGGGAAGTTGTTCGATCGCGTCCAGGCTAGTAAGCGCTAAGGTTTTAAGTTCATCCCGCCAGAGCGGACACAAGACTTTGCCAGAGCAGTATTGACACCAGGCACCTCGATTGGGCTTTTTCTCGTTCGGGGATGTGATCCTCCCAACCACATCCAGCGCCCAGGCAGTCGCGTCACGGATCGCCTGCGCGTCAAAGATCGCAGCCGGATCTTGCTTGCCGGGCTTAATAATTTTGACGGTGATCTCCTCCAGGCCCTCGACCTCGGTCGTGACCAGTGGGACATAAGCGCGCAACTGGCTATTGGTTGCGTTGATCGCATCGGGCGGGTGCCATCCGCTTTTGAAATCGGGGATGAAGCCCCGCTCTTTCAAGACGAGCACTTTATCGGGTTGACCGGAATAAATCGGACGAAAGCCCTCTCGCATCCAGAAGCGGTGCTCGACCAGTTGCAGGTGGGGCTGCTCTTCGCCGCCTAACCAGGTGCGCAAGGCTAGTTGGTACCGGTCCATCCCGTCCTGGTAGTCGTCTAGCTCTTGACTCTCGAGCGCGCTCGGAGCTAAGCGTCCGGCCCAGGCAGCGTGCAGCCGGGTACCTTTCTCGGCAAAAACCGTCGCTGGTTCTTCTCCGCTTTTCTGCATCAGCTCAAAAGAGATATCGCAGTTGGAGTAGATGTAGAACTCACTCCCTCTCGGGTAACCAGTGTGGGCCGGACGTTGCGTCATTCGACTTCCTTTTCTTTGAGTTGCTCGAGAACTCCGGTCCAGTCCGAGAGCGCCATCCGCAGCCATTTCTCGCTGACGGCGCTGAGCATCGTGACCGAAAGACCGATGCACCCGATCTTGCGCAACCAGGCTAGAAACTGCATCTCGCTTACTCCGGCTTGGTCGAGTTGATTTTTGACTTGAGCCACGAGGATATTTTCGACTTTGGGCGCGGGTTCTTTTTTGGGTTGCTGTTGCTCGGGCTCTTTCGGAGTTTGCGCGGCGGGTGTTGGTACTGGCGGAGCTTGCTCTTGATTTTGCGTTTCTGGTTGCTTCGCTTCCAGGTTCGATTCTTTGGGCTGCTCTGCATCGGCTTTGGTTTGTTTGGGCTCTTTCTTGGTTGGCACCTTGGCTTTGACTGCCGCTGTCCCGCGCGGGCCGAAGACTTCTTCCACGCTTACGGTCTTATCGTTAATCGCGGTCAGGAGCGCGAAGAGTTCAATCAGATCATCCTGAGTAAGCGCTTCTTTGCCGGTGTAACCCCGGAAGGTCCACACTTCGCTCTCACTGACTCCCACCTCTTTAAAGGCAGCGAACATGTTGGTTTTGCGCTCATCGAAGCTTTTGCCCTTACCGGCAGCCACCATCTGAGTCTCTTTCCAGGTCGGACGAAACAGGGGCCAGGGCAGACATCCGTAGACCGCGCGTCGGAACGCGACGGCAGTCCCGGCAGCTTTGGCCAGGCCCATCTGATCCTTCCAGCGCTCTGGCGTTTCGTTCCTGGGCGGTTGGACCGGCCACTCGATCTCAATCGCAAACCGGTAATTAGTTTCCATGTCGTGGCACACACCCTGACAGGTCGCGTTGTCGTGGTCGCAATCGACTACTCGCGCCAGGGCGTTGATATTGCCCCAGTAGGTCGCGACGATGCGCGCGTAGTGGACACTGGGGCCCACGATTACTTTCCCGGCGCGGGGCACCCCATAGGAACAGGTCGCGGCAATATCGCCATTCTTGACGGCCAGGGTGCGGACGGCCTTGAGGGAATTGTCGATATCGCGTGGCCAGCGCTTGGCGGTGGCGATCGCCACATCGATTTCGGCCCGGTTAAGGGATTCCACTACACTGGGGTGTAAGACCTCCAGCCGGGCGCTCTTTACGGTCTCTTTGCCTTCGGCGTCGCCCTCGACTCTATTTTCAAAAGGATTGGCTTCGGTGCTCATAAACAGGAATTGTCAGATTCTGTAAACGTTAGGATTCAGAAGCCACAGGGAGTTCAAGCTGACTGGGATCGATCAGCTCTTCGCGGCTGTCACTTTTGCGAGTCCCGAATGAGAGCGTGGTTTTAACACAGTTGCCTTCGCCCTTGAAGGCGATCAGCCAGGTGCAAGAGATCCGAATGCGGTCGTCTTGCTCCTCGCGGATAGAGTTAATCTCGCTCCAGTGGTTCTGGAG